CAATCCATTTGTAATTGCCATAAAGTCCTGGAGACCTTGTGTAATATCACCTATCAATCCATTCTGACAACCACTTGGTATTGTAATTTCTATGTCTGCCTTTTTCGCAACTTGCCATATGGATGATGCATCAAATTGAAGTCTATCTCCATATTGAGGAAAAACACGAGAGGTTCCAGTATAAAAACCAACAGTAGGATTAAAAGCAATATCCACTTTATCTTTTGTAGATAGTGGAGAAGTTTCTGCCTGTGGATTTTCTGGATTAATTTCCTTATCTTTTCTATAACTTCTTTGAGTTGATGGGATATTATTTCCAGGATGTCCAGTAAATGGTTTAAATTGAGAACTTTTTTCCTTTGCTATTGCATCTTCACTGATTAAATTCTTAACTCCATCACTACGATGAAGAAGACCCATTATAACCGGTTGTTGTGCGTCATCTCCGTCAATAAAAAATCCAAAGCAAGTCTCACCACCCTTTAAATTTATTGTTGCCCCCATACCACCTTGTCCACTTCCAAAAGCAGGGTCCATCATAATCTGTGCCCAAGGCAAATCATCATCAGGAAGAACATTACCATCAAAAGTATGATGACCAACAATTCTTACCTTACATCTTGCTGCCCACACTTTACCGTCAGAACCCTTTTCCTCCGAAAACTGAGATTTACTTTTCCAAGAGTTTTGATTTGCTACTTGTCCAATCCACCAATAAAAACCATCTTTACCAATGTAATTGGATTTCAATAAAGCCTCTTCAATCATCGTAAATTCTACACTCCAGTGCGTTTGGGTTTAAATCGCAAAATAGTTCTAATGCATTTGGTATTAAAGTATTATTTGGATTGTTCTTTTGATATTCCAAAAGTTCTTCCAAATGTGCTTCTAAGTATCTTTTTCTTTGTTTATTTAATGATGAATTTCCCAATTCATCATTTATAGTATGTATGAATTGTTGTAAATCCATTTTTCTTACCCGTTTTGAGGACCGTAAAGACCGTAACTATCACGAATTAGTTTTACACTTGTAACCATTTGATTTCCTTCAAAATGATGTCTTAATTCTTTAATCAAGTAGTTTCCACTCTGTTCGTCATCTGCTTCTTTATTGTCTGTTCTTGTGATTCTTGGAAACTGTGCCTTTATGATATCTCCAACTTTCAATCTTATATTGCAAGGTATAACCATATTTAGTGCCTGAGTGAACAATAAATTATATCTAGAATAAGACATTGACATATCAGCACCACTTCTAGACTTACCACTTATCGTTCCATCATTATTCAAGTTTCCTCTATCAGAAGATTTAAACATAATTCTACTAATACTATCTCCAAATTCTTCAGATACAACGATACTCTTAGAAGCACCTAATTTATTCTTAACTTGGTCCTTTACTGTGTATTTGTAAATATCTAAAGTATTTGAATACAAATCAAAATAATATGTTTTATTTGAGTACATACCAACTCTCAATGCTTTCATCAAGTCAATATTCTTTTCATACTTATAATTTAAAATTCTAAAATTTGTTTCTACATTATTACTCTCAATTATTGGAGCATACTGATAACTATATATTGACTCCTTATCGGCACTATTATTTTGTATTTGAGTGCTTGATACTAAACTGTCAATACTTCTAAAATTAAAACCGTCTTTATTCTCATAAAATAAAAATCCAGCAGTTCCCTTTGCTATTCCACTATTTTCACCTCCAGATGTTCCCGAATTTTGCCCATTTGCAGGAACTGCTTTTGGACCTAACCAAGTCAAAACGTGAAATGGTTTTCTATTATTTCCAATAAAAGAAAATTCGTTTGATGTTGATTCTATATTTTCACTTTTAAACTTTTTAGTTTTTAATACATCCTTTAAAATTTTAGTTACTGTAGTCTGAATATTTCCTGCATATTTTCTTTCGCATCTAACAGTATCATTTGTTAAACCTTCACGAGAAACTAAGTGCAAAGTAAACATCTCACTTGATTTTTGAGCATCAAGATTACTAACCTTATAAACATAAAAAGCATTATCACCATCAAATAAAAACTCACCAAATGCAGTATCAACACTAATAGAAACTTTTTCTCCACCACGAATTGGCAAAAGATTGAATAGACTTGTACTATTAATCACCTGTGCAGTAGCAGTTACACAAGGTGATAAAATATCTTCAAAATAATCAAAAAACAACAAGGAATTGGTAATATCAATTTTTTTACTACCATCCAATGATTGTATAATGAAATAATTTGGTTTAAATGCTGCTACAGATTGTGACATTAGCTTGCTGACAGATTAGTAAGTAATATAGTTTTCATAAGACTATTTACCAGTTGTCCTTCATCTGGACCAGGCATAATCACAGTTCCACCACCTCCACCTCCTCCAACAGGAATGAAGACTGGTTTTTGTTGTCCTCCACCACCTCCACCCATCAGGATAGGCATAATCACAGAAGCACCACCACCTGCTTGATTGTATGAAGTATAATACTGAATATTTTGTGGTAGAACTTGAAGATTTGTTGGTGCTGCTGCAACCATAGAGGACAGTTGTTGGTTGGGTTGCACTTGAGGAACTTGTTGCTGTTGAGTTTGTGGTTGAATAGAGGGGGCAGGTGTTCCAGCAGGAGTCTGCTGTGGTGTCATTTGCTGCATTTGTCCACCAGGACTTATCCCATTTGACTTAATAGACTTAACTTTTACATTTCCACCAAACCTAAAAATTTGTTTTGCTGCTTGTGTTGGGTCAACTTGTCCCGAACCAGAAGGTAAATATTCAAAATGCAAATGTGGTCCTTCAGAATTTCCAGAACCTGGTGCTCCTGCTTTCCCCCCAGTATATCCAATGACTTGACCAGGAGAAACTTTAGAACCAGGAGCAACAGATATTCTACTCATATGAGCGTATCTACTTAAAGAACCATCTTTATGTCTAACTTCAATGAGTGCTCCCCATCCACTAGGATCATAATTCATATCAGCAACAGTAACAGTCCCTTCTTGTATTAAACTAATTGGCGTTCCCGCACTTTTAAAATAATCATTTCCATTATGTCCAGGTCTCCTTGAAGTTCTAAAACCAGAGTTTGGACTTCCAGGAACTTCACCGCCACTTGCTTCCACATCTTCAAGTTGAACTCCAGTTGCTTGCGGATCATTTCCAGTATCAATAGAATAATCTGGTTCTATTGTATCACTATCAGTCAATTCTGATTCACTTCCTGCTGCTTGTTGTGAAATACTCCCAAACAATCCCATCGCAACACCTTTCTCAAATCTACTTACAGCAGCATCAAACTTATCTATTGTATCCTTAAATGTAAGACCAGAAACAATACCTTTTTGTTTTGCTTCTTGTCCTTTTAATCTTTGTTCAAGTTTTTGTTTGAGAGAACTTCCTCCCTCATAAAGTCTATCAGCAGCATATCCACCAAGAAAACTTCCAGCCATATTTCCAACAACAAATCCAACACCTGGAATTGGGATAAGTGCTTGCCCGATTGCTCCACCAAGTAATCCACCAGCAAGTGCTCCACTTGCTCCTGCTGCTGCTTTTCCTACACTTTCACCTTCCGCAAGACCAGTCGCAAAATCAAGTCCAGCAAATAGTGCATTACCAACACCAACTGCTCTCATACCACCCAATTTCAATCGTGGTCCACTAAGTGTTGGTTTTGGTGGTTTTACATTTGTGGGTCTTTGTGGTTTTCCAAATTTTCCTCTGCCAGGAAACATATTACCAACAAATCCAGCAAGGTCTAATGCTCCACTAAACAAAGAACCTAATAGATTTCCTGGTTTTCCAAAAGTGCTTGCGATATTTAAATTGGCAAGAGCATTTATTTTTCTCTTTTCTGGTAATTTTAATTTTTCTAATGACCTTTTTTCTACTTCTAAAAATTTACCAAAATTAATATATTCACGTTGAAACTTTGGTAATGAATTTGACCTAACACCAAGTGAAACAATATTATTTGCTGCAGCAACTAATGGAGAAGAAAGTGTTTTCATTACCCGTCAACGATATTATAGACCATTCTGGAATAAAGAACCAAGAAATTATCTGTATTTGCTGCTGGTAACAATGGAACCGATGGACCATTTCTTTGTGTTGAAGGAGGGGCACTCACACCACCACCTCCAGTTTGTTGTTGTGTTGCACCACTCATATCAATCGGCATGACAATAGGTTGTTGTTGCTGTTGTGATGGTGGTGGTTGTGCTACTTGCTGTGCGATTTTTTGTCTCATTTGTGTTGCTGTTGGTGCTGCTGCTACTTGTGAAGCAACTGTAGTTCCAGTTGGTTGTGAACCTAAAGTTCCAACTTTTCCAGTAAAATTATAAAAATTATTTCCTCCAGGTCTGACTTGTATATCCGAAGCATTTGTTTTCTTTCCTCCATAAAAATTTAAAGCTCCTTTTACATTTTGTCGGGAAGCATTCAAATATTTGGGATCATTTAAAATCGTAGCAGCAACTCCAGCATTTCCGCCACCAAACAATTGTTGAAGTTTATTTAATCCATCTGGTTCAGCAGCAACTTGTTGTAGATATTTGAATTTTTCCTCTGGAGTTTTTCCTGAAAGTTTTGCTGCAATTGGTCCATATTTTGCTGCAGCGGCTGGATCTGCACTCTTTCCAAAAATTGCAGCAGAAATTGGAGAAAATTGATCGTAACGAGATAAAACATCGGATAGTCCCTTACCACTAGTAGCAGATCTATTCAACATTACTTGCATAGCATCGGCAGCATTTTCTGGAGAAGATGCTTCCATACTTGCAACAAATGCTGCGAGTTTTTCGTCTCCAGGAGCACTACTTACTGCAGGACCAGTAGGTCCAGGAGGTTTAGGTGGTGCTGGTGGTTTTGCCGCACCACTACCAGCAGAAGAACCAGGAGGTTGTTGTTTTGGTTTTCCTGTTTTGAATAAGTTACTAATCGCATTTGCAAATCTATCAACAATTGAAGAAAATCTATCAATCGTATCACCAGAAATTTCTGGTGATGCTCCTGCAACTTGTTCCTGTGGACTATCAGAAAGTGCATTCACAACACCAGCACCGGCAGCACCCAATCCTAATGCACCAGCACCAAGAGCAAGCATTTTTCCTTTGCCCTTCATCATTCCTCCAAGTCCTCTTGGAGCAGATTTTTTTAATCCACCACCAGGAATATCAACATCAAGATTTAATCCTCCACCACCAGAAGAGGAAGCAACAGGAAGATTGGATAATTGCTTTACAATTTTGATTATAACTTGACGAATTAATTTTGCAACCTCAAAACTTTCAGTAAATGATTTTTTAAGTGCCTCTAAATTATCTCTTACTTTATCAATATTTTTTTTATTACCAAAGAAGTTTATAAAACCTAAAGCAGTCTTATAAACATTTAAAAACTTACCAAGAATACCAATTGGTTTTGCATTATCTACTTGTTTTATTCTTTTTTGATAGTCAGCAGAAAATCCTTGAAGTGTGTTATTAATTACACTTGTTAAATTATTATTGATATTTGTAGATATTGTGCTTACGATGCTATCTATTGCTGGAGCTGCTGGTCGAACTCCTGCTCTTTGAAAACCTACAATTTTATTTGCAGCACCATTAATAACAGAAGCACCAAGTACAGAACCACCTGAAATAAAATTCTGTGCTGCTGCTCTATTTGTATTCTGTCTTCCTACTATTTTTTCTGGTCTAAGAACAGAACTAACCATTTTGTTGCTGCTGTTTTAATTTTTCTTCTTCAATATGTTGCTGTAAAAGTGCTAAGTAAATGTCCCTTTCCCAGGGCATCATATTTTCAATCTCAGTTAATGAATATTTATGGAACTGCATCAAGGCAAAATTAATTCTAAAGTATGACTCCAATTCCATATAAGCCATACTTAACCGAAAAAAGATGTTAAACCCTCCAACGTTACTTCACTTTCCACTCCAGTCTTTGGATTCTTAACTTTTACTTTGTGTGTAAGTTTTGGCATTGTATTAAAAAAGTTTTCAACCTGTTTGAATTGATTTGAATCAAGTGTTTCAATCCAAGCAGTTAATTCTTTTTTAGTACAATCAGATGCTGCCCAACTTTCTTCTTCATTAAAGATTATATCAATACAAGAAGCAATAATATCTAAAGATTTTTCAATATTTGATGCGGTTTGTTCGGTATTAAAATCAAAATTATTTTTGATAAATTGGTCTAAAGAAGGATACTTCATTCTCAAAACTAAAGAACTATCAAGTTTAATATCGGTACTATGATTTTCCTCTTTTTGAACTTGAATCTCATCAATATAAATTGTGACTGGAACTTGAGTTTGCATATCATCACTACAAGTAATAACTAATTCAATTGATTCTCCTACAGACTTTGAACGAAGATTCAAGAATAGATACTCAATATCAAAAGTTGGAAGTTCTTCTACTTTAATTCCTTTTGTTAAAATGCAATCTTTTAATACTTGCTTAATTGCATTTGTAATTTCTTTCGTATCTTGACTTTCCAGTGCGAGAATTAAAATCTTTTCTTCTTTAACTAAAAATGGTCTGTATTTAATTGTTTTTCCTGTTGAGGGCAAAACCAATTCATACGTTGGTGTAGAAATTTTTGGTAATGGCATAATTCAATGTTTCAGTGCTTTTATTTATTTACCTCCTCACATTATGTTTTTCAATCACATAACGGGAGTAACTAAAAGTGACTATTGTTTTAGTAATTGTGCTTCCTTCATAAGTCACTGGCATTGCTGCTATATTTGTAGGAAATGCATCAATTAAACGATAAGTTATTCTGGGAACATCTTGTATAACTCCCCCAGGTTGGTTTGGATTGGGTGTATTAAAATCTCTCTCAAATTTTACAATTGATATAATTCTTTTATAGGATGATGGATATCTTAGTCTAAAAAAGTCTGGAGTATTTTTGGCATTTCCTTGCCCTTTTGAACTTGGTTGCACTTCTCCAGAATTTGTATAAAGTGGATTAATATAATTCATCCATTCTTCAAAAAGACGAATGAGTTTATAATCATAATCAACATAAAAGGTCATTGTGACATCTGGATAAACTCTTTTAGTTGGAAATCTTTCTATTATCCCTTGATATGAACCGATTTCTTCTGTGACATCAAAAGTTGCACCAGGAAGTGCAGTTTCTGCACAATAAAAATCAAACAACTTTGAGACTTGTAAATTATCGGTAATCCCTGCAGTTCGCAACCATCCCATTAATTCAGTATCATTATCAGTTAAATGCAACGATACTTTAAATTGACTCGTAAGAGATAACTTCCCAAAAATATCCAACGCACCAGGAAGTTCTCCCGTAGGAGTCGTCATCTTCGTATATAAAGGTCCAATTTCAGGTTGTCCTGCTCTTTGTCCTTTAGTTGCCATTTATAAATACGATTAAGATTATATAATATGTATGCCTCGTAACGAAGATAGTAAATATAGGCAAGGAAAATATAGACCACAAAACCCAGAAAAATATAATGGTGACCCAACAAATATAGTTTATAGGTCATCATATGAATTGAAGTTTATGCAATATTGTGACCTAACTGAAAGTGTAAATGGTTGGAAATCTGAAGAATTTTGGATTCCTTATCGTTCTCCAATTGATAATAAAATTCACAGATATTTCCCAGACTTCTTCGTTAAATATAAAGACAAAAATGGAAATAACAGACATCTGGTTGTAGAAATTAAACCACAAAAAGATTTAAAAATGCCAGAAACAAATCCAAAAAGAAAAACAAAATCTTGGGCATATGCTGTTAAAACTTGGGCAGTAAATCAAGCAAAATGGGAAGCAGCAAAGGAATATTGTGCAGACAGAAATTATGAGTTTCGTGTTCTGACAGAAAAAGAATTAGGTATCAAATTATGATAGCAGAAGAAATTATAAAAGAAACAGGAGGAAAATATAAAAGTACCAATTGGTATGTCAATTCATTGATGAATTCTTTATTAGAATACAACAAAAAAGATATCAATCAGTTGGATACAAGTTTCATTATTCCAGGTGATTTAGTGTTTTTTATGTACAGTGCCAAGTATCCTCAAAGATATGATTATTGGGATATGCATCCACTATCTTATATCATTGAAGTAAATCCAAGAGAAGGTTCATTTTTTGGTTCAAATCTTCACTACCTAACACCAAAGTATCGTGAAGCAGTTGCAAATTCTTATCTAAATAAATCAGGTATTGTAAATGCACCCAAGAAAACTTTACATAAATATCTCTTCTCTGGAGTAATGAGTGATTTCTTTAAAGTGCCTGAAGGAGAATGGGCAGGAGTATCTTTACTTCCAACAGAGAAATTTGTGGATAGACGAGGACAACCAGTATTTAAAACCAAAGTTTGGGACGCACCATAAATGTCTGACTGGATAATACTAAACGATAATTTTTATACATCAAATGCTGGACCAGTTCCATTTAGACTTGGAATTGAGTATAATTATAAAAATGGAGATTATCAACTTAAAGAGCAACCTCCACATAATGTAATTGCTCCTGCTGTATTTTTTCTAAATGGTAGTTGGACAAGTGCAGCAATAAGTGACCCAAGATTATTTCAGGATGGAGATTTAAATAAACCCACACAATTAGCAAAAGATTATGCGTTAACTATCAATAAGGTATCTTATGCTGCTTTCCAAACGAGAGGAGGAACGGCAAAAGGTAATAAGATTAATGCTGCAGCACAACCACAAAATCAAGGAAGATTTATTGTTAACAATGACCCTACTGGGTCAGGAAATCCACCTTCATTTCCAATAATTGGAACAGCATTTTCAGCATCACCAGGACAAAATAACTTTTTTGACCCTGGACTTAATTTAGGAAATAATAAAAATTTTACAAGTTTCAATGAAAAAAAATTATTTAAACGTCTTTTAAAGTACCCACAAAATATTCTTGACAATCAACAAGATACCCTTCACATTACAATGTTTAATTATAAACCACCTCTTGAAGATTTATTTGACCCAGAACCAGATAAAAAAGTAATCACAAAATCCATATTCATTGAAGGAGTTCAAAGAAATAGTGCATTAAAAGGTGGTTTAAAAGACCCAATAGGAACAGTCATTCTTCCAATTCCTTCTGGAATCTCGGATTCCAACAATGTGGAATGGGGGGACGATAGAATGAATAATATGACAATGGCAGCTACTGGATATGTAGGAAGCAATATGGGAGGTACTGGATTGGTGCAAATTGCTACTGCATTACTTGACCAAATAACTAAAGCAAAAACTAACGGGCAAGGTCTTCCAACTGGGTCAATGAATCAATTGGCACTATTGGGGATGGCAGGTGCTGACTTAAATATGCCAGAGGTAAAAACAGCACTAATGTCAATGATATTAAAAAATGCTGGATTTGAAGTTTCCCCGGAAAGTATTTTGGCAAGGGGTGCTGGATTGGTTCCAAATTCAAATCTTGAACTCTTATTCAGAGGTCCAACTCTCCGTCAATTTCAATTCGCATATCGTTTTAGTCCAAGAAGTGAAGGAGAGGCAGCAGATGTAAGAAGAATCATCAGATTCTTCAAGCAAGGAAGTGCTGCAAGAAAACTTAATGCAACAAAAGGTGCTGGTTATAGATCAGTTTTTCTTGGTTCTCCTAATGTGTTTAAGTTGGAATATAAAACTGTGGGAGGAAAATCAATCGCAGGTGTAAATAAATTTAAAATATGTGCTCTTCAAGGAGTATCCGTGAACTATGCACCTGATGGTCAGTGGTCAGCATACGAAGAAGGACAACCAGTTTCTTATACAATGTCTTTAGGATTTCAAGAAATTGAACCCATATACGAAAGTGATTATCAAGATACAATATTTGATGGTCTATCTGGTGATTATGATAAAATCACAGAAAACGATATAGGATACTAATATGTCATACTTCAGAGAACTTCCCAACTTTGAGTACGTCTCAAATTTTCCAAATCAATCTTTTAATGACGATTATACTGTAACAAAAAATCTATTTAAAAGAGCAAAACTTAGAGATGATATTGCAAATGCAGTTTCTGCCTTTGAATATTACCAAATAATAGATAATGAGAGACCAGACCAAGTAGCACAAAAAGTTTATAATGATTCATCTCTTGATTGGGTAATATTAATTACAAATAATATTACAAATCTAAATGACCAATGGCCTTTAGATAATAATAGTCTTTACAAATATCTACTGGACAAATATGGTGATGATGAAACAATTGCACAAGTCCATCACTATGAAACAATAGAAGTCAGAGATGAATACGATAGATTAATTATTCCTGGTGGTTTGCAAGTTGATCCAGGAAAAACAATATCAGTTACGACAAATTCAACAGATTTAAATTACAATCTATCGGAATTTCCAAGTGAAGATACATCAAATGTAATCACAATTAACTTAAATCAATTTGTTCGTGTTTTTGGGAATTATGTAACAAACGAAAATACTGATACTATTGTAAAGGATATTGAAACTAACAAATCTTTCTTGCAAGTAAAAGCAAGAGATACTAATACCCCAATATCAATCACAAATACTTTATCGGATTGGCCAAATAGTTGGGGTGGAAGTTTTTCAATTATTGGAAGAAATAATATATCTACAACTATACAAGTTGGTGATGTTGTTTTTGAAAATGACGTTGTATTAGATCCATCATTATATGAAATTGTTGGGGAACTTCAAGATGGAAAAGTTGTTCCAGTGTTTAAATTCTTACCTCAATCCTAAATAAAAATAAAAAATGGCAACTCCATTACCTGGTGTAAAAATAAAAATATCCACAGAAAAGCAAGATACTAAAATTACAAGTACTACAGGAAGTACAATATCAACAAAAAATAGTTTTAAAGCAGTTACAAATTATGAATATGAAGTTGATCAAAATGAAAATAAAAGGTTAATTTTAATTCTAAAACCAGAATATCTTTCTGTATTCATCAGTGATATGAAGAATATTATGAAGTACGATGAATCCTCACAATATGTAAATGAAACTACAAAACGTGGTTATAATCCAAAAATAACAGGGGTATAAAAAAGGGAGGTTATAAACCTCCCTTAACTATTTCAACTTTCTGCTAGTTTTTGAAAGTACGATAGTGCATCATCTTCATCCTCATCTTCACTGGAAGAACTTGAAGAACGAGAAGAAACAGATTGCTTAACTGGAACTTCAATTTCTTCTTCCTCATCAATTGTTTCTGGGTCTTGGAACTTGGGTGTTCCTTTAAGACCAAGAGTGTAATCAAGACGTTTCTTCAAATCTTCATAAGACTTGAACTCACTTGGAGCAACAAAATCATTCAAGTTGTTAAGTGATTTATAGATTGATTCCAGTTCATCATCATCGTCAAGAAGAGCAGAAGGTGCTGCAAACTCAGACTTATCATAGTTCCAATATCCATCTTTCTTCACCAGTTTCAGTTTGAAGTTAGCACCCTTCCAAAAATCAAAAGGATTAATTGGTTCTTCATCATCAAATTCTGGTTGCATCGCAGCACTAATCTTATCAAAGATTTTTTTACCAAACTTATAAAGAAAAACTTTTCCTTCGTTTGATGGATTTGCAGGGTCTTTTACAACATAAATGTTTGCAAAATAAGAAAGTTTGCGTTTTTGTTTACGTGCTTCTTCCTTATCTTTATCAGAACCAGAGTTCCACAGAACACGATTCTTCTCACAAACAGGACAATTTTGTCCCAGAGTTGTAAGACAATTATCAATCAACCATCCACCAGGTCCTTGAAATGCGTGAGACCAAACTTGTGCCCAAGGTAGATCACAACCTTCGGGGGCAGGAAGAAAACGGATTACTGCAGAACCAGTTCCTCCTTTATCCATTGCGGGTTTCCAAAACCTATCATCATCTTTGGAACCACCATCGTTGAGTTTCTCAACTTGTTTGATGAGTTTCTCGGTCAAAGAACCCATCTTGGATTGCTTTTTAAGATCAGCAAAAGACATTCGTATTCTCCGTATTAGTAGTATTGAGACGTATTGTACGTATTAATTGTAGCAGTAATGAAGTTATTTGTCAAGTGTTTCTTCAAGGTTTTGGATTGACTCTTCCAGTTTTTCAAAGAAAACATTCAAATTGTCTCCTGGTTTCAGTCCAAACATTTTGGCAGAATCCAGAATTCTATTTTTCATTTCAATTGCTTCTGGGTCATCAGACAATGATAATCTAAAAACAAAATTTTTTTGTTTTTCTAAAAAAAGTTTCATCTTATCAAGATGTTCCTTTTTTTGTTTTGAGTCAAAGAAAGGAAGAGAAAACAATTCATCAAAAATACTCTGCTGAAGTTCTTCCAATTCAAGTAAAGATTCTCTGACTTGTTCCGAATCAAAAAATCTACTCATAACACAATCTCCTGAAGAACTTTCTTGTACTTTGCTACATCAATATTTAGAAATGGTTTGTATTTTATAATTCTTAACCTAACGGTTTCCCACACTGGGTCTGTTATTTTTTTATCAAACTTTTTAACATAACCCAATATCATATCCAATATCACCATTGTTTCTAAACTGACTGCTTTTTGAAAATACTTTTTAAGAATTTCTGGATGTTGATTATTTTTTACCTCAAACAATTTTTCAAAATTATCTTTTTGGATAAAAACTTCACATTCAGTTTTAAACAAATAAAAAAGACTCTGAGATTTTTTCAACCAATTAGTATATGTTTCTTCCCCACTACGAATAATTTCACCAATCCAAAGTGATTGTGGGTCATTACATTCAACAAAATTTGCAACAAAATATGCTTTGATTTCATCATCACTCTTCTGTCTAGAAGTTCGTTCAAAGAAAAATCTATCTTTCCTCTTATGAAAAGAGTCCAGAGATGCTCTGGACTTTCCACAATATTTAAAGTAATCGTAATTTTCTTTTGTAAAATGATTTTTAAATGCTAAGTAAGTTTTATATACATCAAATGGGGTCACAATGGCAATTTAGCACGAGTAGTTTTTTTCAAAAAATTCAATTCAATAGCATCATTTTTAATTTTTTCCTTTAATGGTTTTGAAATTAGTTTAGAAACCGTTTCAATTTCAATGCTATTCTCTTCACAATAAGTAACGATTGCGTCAATATAATTAATTTTAGAATTTTTTACAATGTTTTCTATATCCTGAGCAAACCTTTGAGGACATAAAAATTTACTATTTAATTCGTCCTTTACTTTATCATTCATATTGGTGAAGTTTATCTCTAACAAATTCTCTAATATATTCGGTGAGTAATTTAATGTATTTTTGTTTGTCGTATTCTTCATAAACAATGCATTCTCCGTTTTCACAAGCCATAATGATGACTAATTTCTTTACCATTATACCAGTAATCTCGTATAACATACAACCATATGCCATACATTGAACAAAATAATGTTCAATCCACTCTCTTGGTTTTGGTTTTTTAGAAGTTTTAAAGTCGATTATTGCCAACTCCCCATTATACTCTCCGATACAATCTACAGTTCCTGCAATACCAAGAACTTTACTGTAAAGAGAACCTTCAAGAGCATGAATATTATTTATACAATTTAATTCTGGTTTTGCAATTTTGAAGAGAAAATCAGATAAAGGTTGGACTGATGGAAGGTCTTTATTGTAAAGATAATTTTCCACCAGTGTATGCATATCAGTTCCACGACTGGTTGCTTGTTTAGTAATTTTATCTGCTTGCTTTTCCCCAACTTTTTTTCTCCAATCAGCAAAGAACTGACGGTTCTTATGACTGGTTACAGAAGTAATTGAAACAAGTTTAATTGGTTTATCTTCTTCTGGTATTGTGTAATAACGAACACCATCTATGGTTTCCCTTTCAAGTTTTGGAAGATTAATATCAATATGAGTGAAAAGATTACTTTTTATTTGTTTTTCACCATATAATTCATTATATTTTTCAATTAAAGGATTAGACATTAATAACCTGCTTCCATTTTTGCAACAATATATTCCTTAACAAGTCCAGACCTACAAATATCATCTACTCCAAATTCAATAATATCAAAAGATTCCATCTTTCTTAGAATATTCATAAAATCACTAATGCCGTTTCTTTCATTTGTTTTAACCAAATCAGATTGTGTGGCATCTCCACAAAAAATAATTCTGCTATTTTCACCGACACGAGTAATGATAGAATCCAATTCGTGAAAATTAAGGTTCTGATATTCATCAACAATAATGATTGAATTATCAAGTGTTGTACCACGAATAAAAGATGTGCTCCAAAACTTTACAGTTTCCTGAGATTTGAGATTACCATAAAGCATCTCAAAATCAGCATCACTGGGCATTTGGAACATATACTTTACCATATTCTTATAAGGAATTTGATAAAGAGCAGACTTATCATCGTGGTCTCCTGGAAGAAAACCAATCTCACGAGTTGCTACAAGAGAACGAACCACATAGATTTGTTCGTATGGTGTTGTCTCATCTAATACATCTTTAAGTGCATTATAGAGACTGATAAATGTTTTACCAGTACCAGCACAACCATAAGCAACCAAATGTTTTCCGTTTTTATATGATTCAAAAAGTTTTCTTTGATTCTCTGTTAAAGGTTCAACATCAATGAGATAATCAGCACTGATTGGTTTTCTCCTCTTCATCTGTTTGGATGTGTAACCAACACCAATTGGTTGATTGTCATTGTTTCTTCTTTTTCTTGCCATAGTTAAATCGGTTTTACATTTGCACCTGGAACTTTTGAAACCTTACGGAGGACATCATTCCATCCTGGATTTCTACTAACGTGTTTACTTAATAAGTCACCAACCTCTCCTGGTGAAGCACAACCCTTAGACCAGTCTCTTTGCCATTCTGGATTGTCTTTATACCATTGAGTAATGTCGTGAACACTCATTTCAATTACTTTTGTTTCACCAGTTTCCTTATGAATAATAGGATAAATTGCCATATTTTATAATTATTACAAAAATATTTATTCTATACAAATAGAAGGAGCATCAATGCATTCTGGACATTTTTCATCTGGTTTCCATCCAAGTGCCTCAGCAACATTAGGGAATTGGCAAATAAACACACATTTTGCTGCTTCTGCAATTTCCATATGTTCTTTTTGAGTTCCATTTGCAGAACGTAGATTGATATAATGTATCCAAGAACGGCATGATCCCGTCATATAAATGCGAGTGGGAGTTGCAAGTGGAAGCACAAATCTTGCACATTCCTTTGCAACACCTTGACTCAACAGATAATTATAGACATCCTGAGCGTCCCTGAAGAGGTCTTGAATCATCTTGTTCATCACAAATACATTCTCTTCTTCCAAGTCATCAATTGAGTTCTGTCGGTTCTTAGTATCCTGCCTACGCAGTTCTGGTACAGGAATATCAGCACTCAGAAGATTTGTGTCCGCATACCGTTGCGAAAATTCCTGGAATGTAAACGAACGGTGACGCAGTATCTGAGCTGCAATGCCACGATTCGTTTCAATCTCAAGAGTCATAGTAGCCTGTTCAAACACAGACCAATGATTATGCTTAATACAATAAGCAAGCAACTTGGAATAGTTTTGGTTGTCTTGATTCGCAGGATTAGAAACTCGTGCAATATATGCCATTGTTTGTTCTGCATCGGGAGTTACCGAAATAAGTTTAACTGTCATTTCTTTCCAAATCCTTTTGATGTTTTTGCTTCAAGTTCTGAAAATTGTTTTTTGAGTGAACGTAATTGTTCTTTCATCTCTTTGATTTTTTCATCAGTATAAAGATGTTCTTGCTTTACCAATCGTTCAAGAAGTTTAATTAGTTTTTTTGCTCTACTAGTCGGCATATCCGTCATCATCCTCAAAAATTTCATCGTAATCAGTAATGGTTCTCTTTGGTGTCTTATATGCAGAAACATCAGAATAAATTTCTGCCTTTAGAGAATCAACTAAAAGTTCCAAATTACGGACAATAAGTTTTAGTTTTTCTTTATCCATAGAATGTTTTCTTCTCACTTTATGTTAACACAAAAAAAGGGAGAAGACAATCCCCCCTTTATCTTATTTTTTTGTTTTTTTATCTTTAACTTGATAGTTATATGATTTTGGATTTACAGTTCCTTCTGTCCATTTAATCTTTAAGATATTGCCTTTACCATATTGGTCGTAGTAATTATCAAATACTTCTACAAACGAACCTGCTTGAACAATATCATATTTTGTTTGATCATCTTCAAGATATGTAATTAAATAAGAGTTCCTGGGTAAACTTTTATTATTTGATACAGAAGGATCACAATTTTTATGTATTAATAGCATAATTAACTTCTATTTCCCCAAGTAATATCTGGGTATGCTTCAGAAACTATTTCTTTAGTAATTTTATATCTTGTTTGTAATTTTTTATCTTTACACAAACAAAGAATCTCTGCTTCTAATGGATGTAAACCTTCCAACAGATTTACAAAAATATTTTCTCTACGAATACCATTTAAAGAATCATTACCACCCTTTACAAAGTTATAAAATTTATCATATTCCTTACGTATTGTAGAATACTTTTGGTCAATTGCTCCGATTGAAGAATCACTCAATTGTTTAACTGCTTCTTCAATTCTTTCAGACATTGTTGTCGTCTTCATCGTATTATCCCCAAAAAAGGGAACATCACCTTCTGGTAAAACGGATATTACCGATTCATCAAAATTCCATATAAAAATTGCTTTTAATGAATCGTGCTCATATTTTTTAAGCACTTCGACTTTTTTTACATTAGTTCTTTGTGAACTAGCAAGATTTAAAACTTCAAAAGCAAAAGGATTTGCAGGAAGATCTATATTTTCATTTACAACTTCTTTTGCTTTTGAAGTGGTTCTTTTAGTCGTTGTTTTTTCTTTTACTGTCATTGTCATAAAATTAATGCAGAATTAAATTAATTAAATTTATTTATCAATCATTATCACTATCATCTTCATCAATAAAATAATCAGGATCAAATCTTACTGAAACAATTTCTTGATCAATTAACTCACCATTTTTATTGTAAAACTCTGGATGATAAGCAATTTGTTTTGGTCCTTCTTGATAGTTCATCATATATTCTCTGGCACTCCACCCGATAAAAAGTCCTACCATAAAAAACAAAACAAATAAAAAAGAACCAAATACTAAATACGTTGCTGTCATTGATCTTCTCCGAGAGACTACTTTTTTTTCATTATATCTAATTCAATTTTGAAATATATCTCTCTTTTAAGGAAAGAAAATACTTTTTCAAAATTGAAAGTTCTTAATGTCAATTTTGTTTCCTTTTTCTCTCCTCCTTTTTTTCTAAGCATTAACTCAAAACCACGATTAATGCCATAATTTCCAAAATTATTTATAGACACGATCAGAGCATATTATTTTCTTTCAAATACGAGATCGTATCAGTGCATCCACCAATATGCAAATCATTTAAAATTACCTGAGGAAATGTTGAACCTTCCCCAAATTCGGAATAGAATTGCTCTCTATTAAAATCAGTATTGAGTTCATATGAAGTGATTTTATATCCCTTTGATTCACTCAAAAGATTTAAAATTGTCTTTACCTTATCGCAATAAGGGCAACCTTGTTTTGAATAAATTGTAAAATTCATAATACTATAAAACTTTATTTTGTCTTTGAGGGTATTTATAGAGCACTTGCTCTTGCTTATTGTGCATCCATTTTATTATAGCACTTCTTTTTTCTTCTGTAAAAAAGATTTGCTTTGAGAACCAATCTTCCCAATCTGTATGTCCTTTATCTTGATTGCATTCTTGGCAACAACACACAACATTATTTGTAAAATCAGTTCCACCCTTTGATCTTGGAACTATATGATCAATAGTTAATTTTTCTTCAGAACCACAGTAAGCACACTTATGATTCCAATTTTCTTTAATGTGCTGTCTCCATATTCGTCTTGCTTCTCCAGAACTTGTAGTATAAAGATTAAACAAATATTCTTTAGACGAATGAAGAGGAGTCATAAGTTTTTGCAACTTATGATTATTTAGAGATTAAACTTACGTCTAAATGCTTCAAAGTTTATTTGGATTTCTTCATTGGTCAATTCACGATTATAAATCATACAATTGTTCCAATGACATTTATAATTAGAATTTGTTCCTGTAGTAATACCTGCAGCAGAATCAGAACCTGTTCCAAAAATTTTATCTAGATTGATTTCTCCTGTTGTCATCCAATCAGTTGAAACTCCCACAGATTTAGAACTTCCATTAGTTGATAAAAAACTCTTATAATCTGTCGTAACACCACAAACAACAAAAGTCCAATCAGAAAAAGAAGCAGATCTTTGCGACAAAACATCCTGAGCAACTGTAGATGAAGTCGAAAATGTTCTCCCTGTTCCCCACACAATTCTAACACATCCTCTGCCACCATTTGCAGGTTCTCTCCAACTATTAGAACTATCTGCCTGATAACTTGCCCCACCACCACCTCCATATATTCCACCAACAGCTCTTGTTGAATAATTAGTAAAGGTGTTCGGTATGCCATATCTTCCACTACTTCCTGTTGGTGCAGTTCCACTAGAACCAGACAATCCAGACTTTGAACTAGTGTCACTTCCACTGGCAGTAGTTGAAGTTCCTCCAGCTCCTGTTGTTCTGGTTGCATTATAAATTCCTACTCCTCCACCACTATTAAAATTTCCAGAAGATCCACTATCTACATTCAAACTTCCACCTCCACCTCCTCCACCTCCCTGTCCAGTGCCACCTGCTCTTTGGGCAGCTGTTTGGCTAACATATCCATATCCACCAGTTCCACCAGCTCCTGTATATCCTCCTGCTCCTCCACCACCACCTCCACCAAAGGTAGTATAACCATTTCCACCATTTCCACCATTTCCACCACCACTGGATGCTGACCCCTGACCTCCAGTTCCACCCATTCCTGCAGTAGAATCGGATGAACTACTTGCCCCAGAACTTCCTCCACTTCCTCCACCAGCTAAAAGTAAAATATCTGTTCCAGTTGCATTATAACCGACTCTTTTTATATAACTATCTCCACCATTTGTACCATTGGTTTTTGCTCTAGCAGTAGTATTCGTATCTTGATAATAATTTAAAATTTCTACATTTCCACCCTTTCCTCCAGCACCAGATTGAATATAAAGAGTTTCACCTGGAGTTACAGCAAAAGTTCCATACGAAAGTCCTCCTCCACCACCTCCTGCTCCTTGACCATTACCAGAATCATTACCTCCAGCTCCACCTCCACCCCCAACACAAACAGCAGTAATAGAAGTTACACCAACAGGAACTACCCAAGTAGTTTGATAATTTGCAGTTATTATTCCCGAAGATGATGGTGTTGTGTATGTACCAAATCCACTTGAATACAAATAATTGGAAGAGTTTTGTAAATGAGTCTTACATTGAGCCGAACTAAGAGAATTATCAACACAATATTGAATTTTTTGATTTGTTATACTACCTGAATAACCAGGTACTTTTGAATACCATTCAAAATAATCACTATTAACAGAACTAGTTTCAAACAAAATACTATTTTCATTCTTAGTAGTATCTTTTAATGAAAATCCTTGTGAAGTTCCATAACGACCAATCTCTATTAATGAATTACTAGATGATTGATATTGCTGGAAAAAATAATTCCAAGTAGAACTAGTTAAAGTTTGTGGTTTCACCATCATACAAATAGTAAAACCACTACCCGTTGAAGCACTTACACTTACGTTTGTATTGCTTATATAAGATGAAGTAGATGTAGATATAAAATGACTTGTTGTTCCTGAGGATACGAATGTTTGATTAAATGATGTATTTGTGGCACCATAACCCACTAAATTCTTGATTGCTGTTCCTACACCAGAATATGACTTACTATTTCCAGCATCATTCAGATAAATTAATCCATCAGTAACAATTCTTGTCTTAATATATCTTCCCATTTAACTATTATTAGTTTTCTTGTATTTATGAGCACAAGCATCTCTTGCCCAAGCACGACTTAGACTATTTACATGAGAACAAGATTTACCAGATTCCCCGCAATATGGACATTTGGCATCTGGGGGATCTCCAACGTATCCTTCAGGTGTGTACATCCTCTTCTTTTTGAGATTCTTTACTTGTTTATGTTTTCTGTGATTCATTTTTTTTATTATAAGGGGGTTTCATTGGTCTGTAAAGATTCGGCCAAGTATCTCTTATAATTTCTGCTAGTTTATAAGGTGTCTCGGATGTAATCATCTAACGTGATGTCCTCCAAACATATAACGCATTCCGTTTAAGATTTTTGCTCCAAATGATCCAAGATTGCGTGAGTTAAATCTTTCAAATAACGCAGCAGTAATGACAGGAGAGGGAACCCCCAAGTCCACAGCGGCAGAAACAGTCCAACGACCCTCACCACTGTCGGATACACCTCCAGAGAACTGTTTAAGCTCACCATCCCTGCGTAGCACATCAGCAGTAAGGTCAAGTAACCAAGACCCAACCACACTACCACGACGCCATAACTCAGCAACCTCAGCAACGTCAATATCATAACAGTAACTTTCTGGATCTGCCATTGGGGCAACTTCTGCATCTCCTTCTCTGACATACTGAGCACCTGCATTAGCGTTCTTGATGATATTAAATCCTTCTGCATATGCTTGCATAATACCATATTCAATACCGTTATGCACCATCTTCACGAAATGTCCTGCACCTGGACCACCACAATGTAACCATCCATATTCAGCAGAAGTTATGTCTGAGTCAAATTGAGTCCTGGAGGCAGCATTGATTCCTGGGGAGAGTGCATCAAAAATCTTTGCACAAGTGGCGACTGCAGTATTTCCACCTCCAACCATAAGACAGTATCCACGATCCAAACCATAAACACCACCGCTAGTACCGCAATCAATATATTGGATACCAACTTTTGCCAGACGTTCTGCTCTTTTCCTACTGTCTTTAAAATTGCTATTGCCATGATCAATAATAATATCTCCTTCACTACAATATCGTAGTAACTCATTGATTGTCTCCTCTACTGTTTCTGCTGGTACAACCATTTGAAAAATTCCTGGTTGTGTACCACCGTTCTTTTTTTGTTTAACTACTTGAACAAGGCTTTGTATAGAAGTTGTAATACCATTAATATATCCGTTTTCGTATGCTTCGTTTGCTTTTTCATAATTTCTACGATACCCCCAGACTTCTATTCCTGCCTTCATCATACGACGGGACATTCCTTCTCCCATTCTACCTAATCCAATCAATCCTACTTTCATTTTTCCCAATCCTCATAAACTTTTCTAAAATACATATCCACTTTATTCAAACTATCTAAATGAATATCACAAACATAATTATGATCATCACACCATTGTAAAGCAATTTCGTGAAATTTTTCTTCACTCATAACTCTCTTGACACCATATAATCTAGAAAATGATGACATCACAAAATGCCAGCACTGATGTTCAGATTTCATTTTTGATTTTTAATAACCTCTTCCCAATCTTTTTGAAAGAGGTCTAAACCCTTATCAGTCATAATGTTCTTATACATTGCCCAGAATACAATAGGAGGAATTGTAATGACATCAGCACCCGCAATAATAGATTGTTCTACTTGCCGAACATCACGAAGCGATGCTGCAAGAATCTCTGTTTGTGAAAATGAATGATCATATACTTTACGAATATTTTTAATCAACTCAATACCATCAATTGAATTGTCCATCCAACGACCAACGAAAGGTGAGATAAATGTTGCTCCTGCTTTAGATGCAAGAATTGCCTGTGCTACTGAGAACACAAGAGTTACATTTGTTTTAATTCCTTTATCAGAAAGTGTTTTACAAGCCTTAAGTCCTTCTACAGTACAAGGAACTTTAATGGTAACCGCAGGAGCGATTGTGTAATATTGTTGTGCTTGTGAAATCATTTCTTCGGCAGTATCTGCAACTACCTCTGCTGAAATGCTTTCTAAATTTGGAAATATATCTGAAATTTCATTAATAACTTCTTGGAGTTGTCTACCACTCTTAAGAATTAAAGTGGGATTTGTAGTAACTCCATCTAATAGTCCAGTCTCATATGCTGGACTAATCATTGAAACATCTGCGGTATCTAAAAAGATTTTCATAAAAAATAAAAACTCATTTATAATTATAATAAGTTCTTGCTAATGTGTTAGATTTTGTTATGAATTGAAGATATTAATCAATATTTTTCAAGAGCATAAATTCCATTTTTCTCCACAATCGCAGAGCAGGTATCACACCAATCACCACAGCACATATACAAAAGTTTATTAAAGTATCTCACATTTCCGTGATGAATATGCCCACAGATTACACCATCATATTTCTTATCTCTCTGAACACAGTATGAAGCAATATCAGTCTCATAACGATCAATATAATTTTTACCACGAACCGTATTTTTTAAAGCATACACCAAAGAGAATCTAAAAAATCTTTCCAGAAATAAACTCAATGGTGTGATAATCTCATATCCTTTATTAAACATCAATTGCTTCCAAGACCCAGAAGAATACTCCGAATACTTATCACCGTGAATACAAAGAAACTTATTACCCTTTGAGTCCTTATGAGTGTATTCGTCTACCATTTGGAAGTTCTTGTGCTCAAAGTTCGTATAACGACGAATTTCTGCTTCGTGATTTCCAAGAATATAAATGACTTCTGTTCCTTTCTTTGCAAGGTTTAAAATTTGATGAACACATTTTGTGTGTTCTTTTGTCCAACGGGTATTATATTTTTCCATACAGTGAATATCAATAATATCACCGACTAATACCAACTTTTTAGTTTTTAAGTTTTTAAGAAAATTATAAAATTTTTCCGTATTACATCTTGGTGTTCCCAAGTGAACATCAGAAATAAAAACTGTATCGTAAGTCATAATCAGAATCTTGATGGGGTATATTCCATATCTTCAAGAATATCATTTAATATTTCACCATATTCTTTGAATCGTTTATCTCCTGCAATAAAACGACGTTGACGCATCCATACAGCATCTGCCAGA